AATCACCCACTATCCTCCACTTTCCTCCATTCTAACCCAATCTCAAAAATGTCAGTAAGATTTATTTTTATTATAAATATGGTAAAATTGATTGTGGAGCACTTAATAGTAACAATTCCCAGAACTGGAAGCAACTATTTAAATAGTCTTATAACACAAAAAATATCTTATTTTTCTAATATAGTTAAAACACATAAATTTCCTGAAAACCATGAGCACATTATAACCTTAGCCAGAGATCCAAAAGATGCAGTTCTGTCAAGATTAGCAATGAGTGCTACCCATGCTAAAGAAAATCTTAGCCTATTGCCAGATAAATACCAATCACTTAAGTTTATGGAGCACTACATTAATTTTGGAGAAAGATTATATAAAGAAGCCAAAATCATAATAGATTATAATGATTTAATTAATTATCCAGATGAAGTAGTAAAGTATTTAGCAAAAGACATGGGTCTAACCTATCATGATGTTCCATACAGACATACCTTAAAAGATGATTTTAAAAATAATTATTTAGTTACTAGTAAAAACACTAATTATTACACTGAGTTAAAACCTTTGATAGATTCATTAGATTTTACTAAGGCATACGAGGTATACCATAAAATGTTATCTAGGGCTATAAAGGTACAAACCGACGGTATTTAATCAACCCTTTATAGCCTTATTGACCATACGTATCAAACCACGCTTCTTGATCTTTCTGGCATTAAATGTCTCCGTGTATCCATTTTGAGGCATATCCTCTTTATCCAGAAAATGTCCGTATCTCTCTCTTAGTGTATTTACTACTATAGATTCGACTCTTTTGGCTTCCCCCCGATTTTTAAAATACCAATAGGCAACTAACTTCCAATCCTTGGTCCTATGTTGGCGATATCTTCTACCAGTTATATCCCCAATACCTATCTTGATGGCATCAAACCCTTCATGATAAATAATATATAAAATACACATATTGACATTATATATGTGGTTTGATATCCTTAGTATAAGTTCAAGTCCTACCTAGTGTACTGAGCATGTAAATGATACTAACCAATAGGGTATTACAATGCTTCTTTACATTCCCGCCGATTTTTGTTATGATTAGTGTATGGCTAAAAAGAAAAGCAGTCTATTATCTTCTGGCAAAACTGGTACTTCAACTGGGGCTATGGAGTACACAAAGGGCTATATGAAAAGAAAACGTAGGCGAATGAGAGATGAAGAAAAAAGGTGGAAATCTCTCAATGGTCCAGTTGTTGTTATCAAACCATCTTCCGCAGATTTAGGATAATAACCAATATTGCCCTTTAGGGCATTGAGAGGTTTGTTAGTTCTATTTTGCGCCGAACTCTATGCTAAAAAATTAAGGTACTGTTCTCATTATCTTATATGAGTATTGGTTTAAAGGATCATAGTTGTATCCACCAGTGCTTTTGTTATACCGTCCGATAAGCACGTTGTATCTTTCAACTATATCTGATATTACAGTATTGGCTCTATCAATGTTACGGTTATGTGCATCTTGTTCTCTTATAAGATCTAGTCTGCTACTTGCAATAATATCGCTTGTGTATTTTATACAAAAGTTACTTTGATCTAAAGTCATCTTACGAGTCTGTTTTAGATCCCCGCCAATAAATAACATAGACAAACCAAGGATTAGGATTAGGGCGGTTTGAACCCAGATAATAGTTTTAATTTTAATACTCATACTCACCTATTATAGCCTACAGTTGATATAAAGGTCAAGTTAGGGGTATACTAAAGGAATGGAAAATCTTGTTCAATTAGCAATTACAATGACAGAAATGGATACAGGCATTAACCTATCGCTTCAAGAAAGAGAAAATATGGTTAAACGTATAATGGCAAGGGTAGAAGATACTAACCAGTAATGCCCTCGTAGGGCAGGAAAAGGTTTATTGTCTCTATTTTGTGCCGAACTTTAAATTACGCTATAATAGATTAATGAAAATTTTAATAGATATGATTTTTGCTTTAATTATTTCGATTGGCATGCTTATGCTGATCAATAAAATTTAATTGACAAACCCCCCCTAACTTTGATATACTGAATAGATGTTCTGCTTTAAGTGTGGCAATAAACTAATAAACGGCGATTGTGGTTTTTGCTTTGATAATTCAAACGCCCTAAGAGAGTTTGAGGAAGAAGATGAGTAATTGGACCGAAGAGTTATCAGATGAACATAAAGAACAAATCTGGCACTTTATTGTAGAGACTGTTAAAGAGATTCGTGAACAGATTGCTGTAGACATTGAAGGTACCAGTGACCTTTGGAAGGCTAAAGGCCTTAATAAATCCCGTCGAACCTCTAAAGCATTTAAAATATCTGCTGCAATTGCAAGGGGGCAAAATGAAATTTAATTTAAAAAATAGTATATTAGATACATTAGAGTATTCTAAAAAATTAATTATTTCTCCTGACATTGATGGATTTATGACTGCTAAGTTAATTAATAAATACAATGGATCAATTGTCGTTGGGGCATACGATAAAAACATTTTAACTATTGCTGAAGGCATTAATCCAGAAGACTGTCTTTTTGTAGATTGTGACATGAATACGCCAGAGTTTGTTTCTATTGGCAATCATATGCGATTGCTTTCTGATAATATTTCTGTTGAGTCTTTTAACCCTAATCTGCATTTTGAAGTAACAAAATATACAGATAAATTTCCTTATGCAACTTGTTTTTTAATAACATTTGCAACTGGCGTATTAACTTCTGATCTTGATAAAAATAAAATGGCATATGCAGACTCTACATATAAAAATTTAATAAAGTATGAACAAAATATGAAAAATTGGGCTGTAAGGTTTTATCATAACGAAGTAGAACGAATTTTAAATCCAAGATTATCTGATCATAATGAAAGATTGTGGGTAGAAAAAGAATATCCAAAGCAATCATTTCTTTCAAAACAATTTGGTAAAACTAGATACATAAAAGCATTAAATGATGCACTTATATCAGAAAAAATAAATCATTTACCAATTGTTCACGGCACAAAATATAAAACAGGGTTAGTAGACAAGAATACTGTAATAACTTATAACAAGGATATAATTTCATATGCAGAAATATATTCTGGAGAATATTCTGTTACATATAATCAAATAGCCGATTGGGAATAAACATTAACTTTCATAAATACTTTTATTTTGAAATAAATTATTTAAAACTTTATCAAAAACTCCTTTAAAGGCTGCGTCTTCTGTTGATAAATATACGGATCTTTCTGTTATTTCGTTAGACCTTAAAAGATGTCTTCTATTTACATAAATTTTAACATCTTCCATTTGTGAACCACCAACTTCAAACATATTTCCATACATGGATCTCCATAAACAACTTGGATATTTTTTTATTATAGTTAATAGTTTATCTTTTTCCATTAACATAGGAGTATGTAATTCATAATCTAATGCTTTATTAATGCCATTTTCAATTAACTTATTGTTAGTTAATATTAATTTTTTAATATACAATGATGAGCCAGTAATTTTAACATATTTGTTTATTTTATCCAAAAGCAATCCACTATAAAAATAATCAATGTTGTCTATTTTTTTAATTATAAAAAAATCATCATTCATTAATATAAAGTTATTTGATATTTTATCAGAGTTACAAACAGCATGTAAATTATTTAAAGCATTTGTATATTTATTGTGATTTTGTTCTATTGGTATGTGGTATCCAGAATACCAGTTAGGCTTGCCACCTACTACCCAAACCTTTGCATCTGGAAAACTATGAAGAACAGATCTAATAGAGTATCTTAACTCTTCGTTATCGCCAGATTTACATATGTAAACAAAATCCATTAAATACCCCGCTTTATTATAAGTATATCAGAATCTGGTATACTTGTATAAACATAGAATAGGTGGGATCCTTGGCTAATATAATATTTCTGGGCAATTTTGAAGTGCCTTATAGTAGCGAGAATCATCATGCTAAGTCTTTGGAATCTCTTGGGCATACCGTGCAAAAATTACAAGAGAAAAAAGCGGGCAGTACAGAAATATTAAATGCAGCATTAAAGTCTGATCTATTCATATGGGTACACACACATAGATGGCAAACCCCAGGATCTAGAACAATGACAAATGTATTAAAAGAATTAAAGGTTGCTGGCATACCAACTATGACCTATCATTTGGATTTGTGGTTTGGCATTGAACGTGAAAAAGATTTAAAGAATGATGATTTTTATACAAACATAGGTCATTTTTTTGCTACAGATAAATTAATGTGTGATTGGTTTAATGAAAATACACAGGTTAAAGGACACTTCTTGCCTGCTGGTGTGTATGACAAAGAGTGCTACATTCATGAAGATTATGATCCATATAACTTTGAAAACGATATTATATTTGTTGGTAGCAAGGGTTATCACCGTGAACATAAATACCGTCCACAATTAATAGACTTTTTACGAAAAACATACGGTAAAAGATTCCTACACGTTGGTGGAGATGGAGACACTGGAACTGTACGTGGAGATGCTCTAAATCGTATCTATGCTAAAAGCAAGGTAGCGATAGGTGATAGTTTAAACATTAACTTTAATTATCCTTACTACACTAGTGATAGGTTGTTTGAGAGTATTGGTCGTGGTGGTTTTACTATCTACCCTCGCATTAAAGGCCTTGAAGAATACTTTAAGGATGAAAATGAAATTGTATTTTATGAACACGGCAACCTTGAAGATCTAAAAATTAAAATAGACAAGTACTTGTTAGACGGGGTATCAAGAGAAGCAATCAGACTTAATGGACATGAAAGAACAAAAAAAGAGCACACATATGTTCATAGATGGGCTAGTATTTTAGAAACCTTAAATATAAAATGAAATATTTAGTTACAGGTGGTGCTGGTTTTATTGGATCAAACCTTGTTGATAAGTTAATTAGTCTTGGTCATGATGTTATTTGTGTTGATGATGAGTCTGCAGAGTGTCATGAACAATTCTACTGGAATGATAAAGCACAAAACTATAAGTATGATATTTGTGACTATGAATTAATTGCACCACTTTTTAAAGATGTTGACTGCGTGTTTCACGTAGCATCTGATGCAAGAATACAGCCAGCAATATTAAATCCTAAAAAATCTATTCAATCAAATGCAGTAGGAACAGCAAATATTCTTGAACTTTGTAGAGTTAATAAAGTAGATAGGTTAATCTATTCAAGCACATCTTCTTCTTACGGAAAAAAGGTTTTGCTTCCAAACCAAGAAACACAATCACCTGATCCATTAACACCATACTCTGCTGCTAAAGTTTTTGGTGAAAACCTTGCAAGAGTTTATTACAACCTTTATGGATTAAAGACTATATCCCTTAGATATTTTAATGTTTATGGAGATAGACAACCATTAAAGGGTCAGTATGCGCCAGTAATAGGATTATTCTTAAAACAATATCATGAGTCAAAACCATTAACAGTAGTTGGAAATGGATCTCAACGTAGAGATTTTACTCATATATTAGATGTAGTAGAAGCAAACATACTTGCATCTGAGGTTGAAAATGGATTTGGAGAAGTATATAACATTGGGTATGGAAGTAATTACGCTATACTTGATATTGCTAATATGATTTCAAATGATATTAAATTTATCCCGCCAAGAATTGGTGAAGTGCAAGAAACTCTTGCGTCTAATGCCAAGTTTAAAGATTTAACTGGATGGACTCCAAAGATATCTCTAATGGATTGGATACAACAATGAAAATAAATTTTGGTTGTGGCAGCATTCAGCCTTCTGACTGGGTTAATATAGATCTTGATCCAGAGTTTAATACTGAGTATAAAGATTTAAAATTAATCCCAGACAACTCTTGTGATATTATTGTTTGTCATGCAATAGTTTGTTGTGTTAAGTATCATGATATTGAAAAAGTTTTGTCAGAATTTTATAGAGTTTTAAAACCAGGAGGGGTTGCAAGAATTAGCCTCCCAGACATAGTTTCTGGATTTAATGCATATAAAAATAACAATATTAGTTTTTTCCCTAACTCTGAAGATGACTTAGACAATAGATTTTCTGCATGGCTAACTTGGTATTCACAATCAGCATCACTTTTAACAAGTAAAGCCTTACAATATAAATTAAAGAGCGTTGACTTTGGTAATGTTTCTGAAACAAAATTTAAACAAACAGTATATTCAAATGAAAAGATTTATGAACTTGATACAAGAGAGCATGAATTTTATTTTGTAGAGGCAATTAAATGACAGAGATGATTAAGACAATCTTAAATGGAGAATTTGAAATTGTTCTTCCAAAGCATCGTGCAGATAGACCAGAATGGCACAGCGAAGCAGGTTGGGAAAAGTTAAGGCTTAAATCAATGCACAATAACATTGGTAAGGGCGATGTTGTTTATTATGTTGGTGCAGAAGAAGGTGAGTTTCCAGCGCTTTGTCAAATGTGGGGGGCAGAAGTTGTATTGTTTGAACCTAATCCTAAAGTCTGGTCTCATCTTCCACTAACTTGGTCTGCTAATAATCTAAAACTTCCAATGGCTTGTATTCCTGGATTTGCTTCTAATAAAATAAACAACCTTGCACGTGTCTATTTTAATCAATGGCCCCCAGAAGTTAATAATGAAATTAAAGCAGCGCATGGATTTAAAGAATTATATCTTGAAGGAGATACTTATGGCCAGATTACAATAGACTCTTGCGTTTATAATCATAAGATTAAACCACCTACCGTCATTTCCTTGGACGTAGAGGGTAGCGAATGGAGGGTCTTAGAAGGGGCTGAGAAGGCACTTAGAGAGTATAAACCAAAGATTTGGCTATCTGGACACCCAGAGTTTATGCTACAACAATGGAATGAATCTTTATATAATCTTAGACAATGGATAAAAGGGTTGGGGTATCAAGAAACTTTTTTAGATTATCAGCATGAAGTGCACTTATTCTATGAGTAGTCTTATATTTTGTCCACATACAGATGATGCAATCTTTTCTTTAGGTGATTACATTATTGATAACGATCATTCTTTTACTATTGCATCTGCATTTTCTGGCATACCAAAAGATTGGGCAGGATATAAAAAACACATTAGATTAAGACAAGAACATGAGGAAGCCTGTTCTATGATAAATGCTAAAGTTATTAATGGAGATTTACTAGATGATGTTTATGGAAAACAAGATGAAGATATTTTAATTGATTGGATAAAAAGTATAATTGTAAATTTTGATAATATATATATTCCATTAGGTATTTATCATCCAGACCATGTTTTGTTATCAAATAATCTCTTTAATTTAATGAAAAATTTTAATAAAACATATTTTGTATATGCTGAATTGCCATATAGGATGTCGCATCCAGAGTTACATAAAGAAAGATTAAAACAGTTTGAGTCTATCCATACTTTAGAAAACATTCCAATTAATTTTACACAGCATAAAATTGAGGCAATCAAAAAGTATAACTCACAGATAGCATATGTACATGATCCATCTTACATAGACGAAGATTTAATTGGTAAACTTATTGTAGAAGAAAAATTATGGAAGATTTTAACATGACTAATGCATATCTTTATTCAGTTAAACAAGAAGATTGTGCTGCTGATAAATGGGATTACGGATTATTGAAAGAATTTTTTAATAAAAATGTTATAAAACCAAAAAGAGTAACAACTTTGCCTAACACAGATAGAGCCTTTGTTGTTATTCCTGGACCACAAAATATAGACTATGAGGATCAAATATCTGAAGAGTTAAGTAAAATAGGCAGGGTAGTTTTATTTATTACTGGAGATGAAAGTGCTACATTTAAAGTTGATAAAATAAAACATAAAAATATTGAGATTTGGATTCAATACCCGCACAGAAAACATTCACAATATAATAAATTGGCATTAGGTGTTCCACAACACTTATCAAATAACTTACCAGAGTATCAAAATAAATCGTATGATGTATTTTTTTCAGGACAAATAACACATCAAAGAAGGCAAGAACTTGCAACTGTTATGCCTGATATACCAAACTCTTTTTACAATCCAACTACTGGTTTTGCAGAAGGATTAAAACCAAAAGAGTATTATAAAAAAATGTTTTTATCAAAAATTGTACCATGTCCTAGTGGGGCAATGGTTATTGATTCATTTAGGTTTTATGAAGCAATTGAAATGCTTTGCTTACCTATAGGAGATAAATTAGATCCAAAAATGCAAAATACAGATTTTTTTAATTTTTTATTTGAAGATAATCATAAAATAAAAACTTTTGAAAATTGGCAACATTTACCTAATTTGTTACCTGAACTATTAAATAACTATACATCTGAAATGCATCAAATTGTTTGTTGGTGGATTAAATATAAAAGAGATTTATTTATTGAGTTAATGAGGCAAGTAAATGCATAAAAAAGATATAACAATTGTTATGGCTACATCTGTAATTCCAGATCACCCAAGTACAACAATGATAGAACAAACAATTAGTGACATTCGTGTTCATTTTCCAGACAACGAAATTATTATGCAAATAGATGGTCTTAGAGAAGAGCAGCAAGATCGTAAAAAAGATTACGATGAATATAAAAATCGCATTCTGTGGAAATGCTTACACGAAGATAAAAATATACTACCTTTTATATTTAAAGAACACAGCCATCAAACTAACATGATGCGTCAAACAATTAATGAAATTAAAACACCTTTATTACTTTATATTGAGGGTGATGCTCCTTTAACTTCAGACACACCAATAGATTGGGATAAGTGTTTAGATATGTTTGAATATAATAAAGCAAATACCATTCGTTTTCATTTTGAATCTTTTATACCAAAAGAACATGAACACCTTATGTTTGGCTTAGAAGATGGCTTTATGAAAACTATACAGTGGAGTCAACGACCACATCTAAGTAGAAAAAAATATTATAAAGATATTGTACTTCCAAAATGCAGGGATAAATTTTTTATAGAAGATACATTTCATGGAGCAGTTCAAGACGACATATGCCCATATGACATGTTTGATCAAGCAAAATGGGAAACGCATAAACTTTGGATTTATCATCCAGAAGGAAATATTAAACGTTCTTATCATTTAGATGGTCGCCAAGGGGGAAGAAAGTACACTTCCGATGATGATGTTTGGGGGTATAAAGAATGAGGCTAGGAATTATAGCAAGATGTGACAATACTGGTCTTGGTAATCAAACTAGAGAATTAGTAAAAATGTTAAATCCTGACAAAATTTTACTTATTGATTCACACTCTTTTAATAATAATAAACAATATCCAAATTGGTATAATGGGTATAGTGTAATAAAAACAATAAGAGGCATGCCTAGAACAAAAGAAATTCTTAGTTTTTTAGATGATATCGATGTTGTTATTAGTTGTGAAACATTCTATCATTTAGATTTTATTGATATAGCAAGAAAAAGAAATATAAAAACAATATTACAGTATAACTATGAACTATTTGGAAATATGGTTAATCCAGAGTGGCCATTGCCAGATGTTTTGCTTGCCCCAAGTATTTGGAATTTAGATATTGTTAAAGAAAAATTTGAATCAAAATGCAAGGTGGCTCACTTACCGCCACCAACAGATACATCATTATTTAATATTGTAAGAGAAAATAACCTATCAAAAACCCATAAACGAATACTTCATGTTGCTGGTAAAAAAGCAGCCAAAGATAGAAATGGAACTAATACTGTAGTAGAAATGCTTAAGCATTCTAATGCAGATTACGAACTTGTGGTAGCAACACAAACTCCTTTAGATTTTATAACCAAAGATAGCCGTTTAAAAATAAACAAAGATAATGTTACAAATAGAGAAGATCTATATAACGGCTATGATGCTATGGTTCTTCCTAGACGTTATGCTGGTCTTTGTTTACCTATGAATGAGGCTTTAATTTCTGGTTTACCCGTTTTTATGACAGATATATCACCTAATAATCAAATACTTCCTAAAGAATGGTTAGTAAAATCAGATAAAATTGGAGAGTTTAAGACTAAGTCAATGGTAGATATTTATGAGGCTAACCACGAAGAATTATCAAAGTCTATTGATAACTATTTTAATAATGTAAATATATATGATAGCAAACAAAAGGCTATAGAAATTGGATTTAATAATTTTTCAGTTGAAGTATTAAAAGATAAATGGTTAAATATTATAAATGAATAAACAGAAAAGCCAGCCTATCTCTAGACTGGCTATCTGATAGAAGATTATTTACTTCTTCTTAGCAGCCTTTTTTACTGGTGCCTTTGCAGACTTAAGAGCCTTTGCAACTTCATCAGCATCAGGTAAAATACCGAATGCTTTATCGTTTGGATTGAGTGCTCTCAATGCAACGGGCGCTACAGCAGCAACTAGTGCAGCCCATAGATCCTTTGGATCTGTAACTCCTGCCATGTATAGTGCAAGACCTGATGCAAGAACTGAGCGACCATATGATGCCAGCATTGCCTTTGTCTTATCGTTTAGTACTTTTTCCATTATTCCTCCTAGGATATAATTTGTGTTATTATTGTAAAACCAATCCATAGACCAATAATTCCTGCAACTCCTGCAAAAACTGGTGGTGCTGGGACTGGCAATTTGAATGCTGCAAACACTACACCGCATCCAAAACCTGTAATAATTGATAGTAAAACATCTTTCATGTTATTTTTTTTCTTGATCCATCTCTGGTAAAAGCGCTAAAAGTTTATTAGAATAGTTATCTAAACCTTCTATTCTTAATTCATCTGAAACCTCTTTAATGGTTTGCTGTGACTTTTCAATGTATTCAAAAGCCCAATCTCTTGAATCAGAAAGAAACTTTATAAAGTTTTCTCTATGTATTGTATCGTCAGACATACTGGTACCATTGTTTGCTTGATAGTTTAATTCTTCAAGTGCCTTGGTTTTTATAAAAAGTTCAGCCAACAATAAGTTAGACTTTTTTAGTTTATTAAAAGTAGCCAAATAGGACAGTCCAAAAGAAAAAGATAGAATAGCAAAAAATATCAAAAAGATTGTTTCCATATTATCTATTGTATCCTATGCTAACCAACATTACAAATCATCTTCTTCAATGTCAAATAAATCTAAGTCTGATAACTGACTAAGCCTTGAAGCAAAAAACAAATTAATTGCAACAAGAATAGATATTGTTGATAATATTAATATAATTATTTTATTTTTCATTTTTCTATTGTTCCTTTACATCTAATACAGGCTAAATAGTCTTTACCAGTAAACGGACAAGATCCAGCATCAATAAATGAGTGACCTTTTATTTTACATTTGACATATACAATTAAATCTTTTATCATTTCATGGCCTCTCTTGTAACTAAAACAATTGCTCCATTATCTTCTAAAGCCTTCTTTACCTTTACCATATATTCTATAGCATGTCTTTTTTCTGTGTCAAATAGACGCATAAACATAGCCTCATTGGCTTTAACTGTAATAAAATGTTCATTATCTATAATATCTACTTTAAAATTTTTAGGCGCTGGTATCGAATGAAAGGCCATTTTCATTTGATCTGTATACATTATTTTCTGCCCCATTGTATTTTATTCCATCCACGCTCATGTGCGTAGTAAATAAATACTTTAACTACCGTTTCCCAAAAGGCAATAGCACCTGAAAGTGTTGCATCTCCAGTAATCACATATACAACAACAAATGAAGATAGGGTTCCCCATATACGATAACTTAGTGCTTTAGTAAATGATCGTGCCTTGGTTACTGTCATAGTATAGGCTCATTATCGTCTGTTCCGCCAAAATATTTTTCTATAACATAGACCATAATTCCAGCAAATACAAACGATATTATAAGAGCGGTTAATGTATCCATAACCTATATTCCTAATTCTTTACGCTTTTGTGTTGCAGAAATAGCATGAATGTCTGCCCCCAAATCTACTTGCTCAATCTTGTATCCTACATCACGACCATAAACAATGTTTGTAATATTAGGTAGTCTTAGTACTAATGCACCATCCATAAATTCATCCTTGGCAATATATTCTTTTACCTGATCAAATTTTAGTGGATCTTTCTCACTTGTGTTGTATGTATTTCGGACTCCAAGTAATACTTGATTAGTTCGTTTACCCGCTTCTTTGTATAAAGCATGATGACCTTCATGCCATGGTTGATATCGACCAAGCATTAACGTTGTTGGTGCAGACCAATCATGTAACTCAAACAAAGAAATAATTAAACTTGCTTTTTCGTATGGATTTTTTTCATGATCAGAAAACATAAAATCAAACTCTTTTGGTGCTATAAACATTTTATTTGTATCTTCAAATCTGCCTTCTTTAATTGTATCCATGAAAATTAAAATGTCTGCCTTGCCAAATGCTTCTCTTGTAGCATCTGTAGGACATACAAAATCTACAATTACTGGGGCAACTCCTTGATTAGCAATAAGCCTTGCCATTGCACCCATACGTCTTGCTTGCTCTATGCGATCTTCAGGAGCAAACCCAAGGTCAGAGTTAACTGTAGAGCGTACCTCATCTGCATTAAGATGAATAGCATTAATACGTTCCTTTAATACTTTTGCTAATTCTGTTTTACCAGAACCAGGTAGTCCAATTATTTGTATAATCATTTTATTTCTCCATTGTTAAAGATTGCCAAGTATCTGACCAGTCTTCTTTGGTTTTATGATTGTTGAATTCTTTTGAAATTTCCCCATCTTCTAAGTATACACCACCCCAAACACCCCACTCTTTGCCAGATACTCCTACGGCAAAACAGGTTTTTGCTACTGGACATAGTTGACACATAGAATCAACAATTTTTCGTTTAACTGAATCATCCTCATATTTATCAAAATATATATTAGTATCAAGCCCTAAACATCTAGCATTATCTTTCCATAAATGTTGCTTCATTTTCAATCTCGATACTTGTTTGGAATATCCCAACCATTGCGACTAGGTGAATAAACTTTATGAAGATACCATTTGTCTTTTACCCTAATGCCTGCTGGAGATGTTTTTGCAGTTTTTGATTCTTTTAAATCAATAACATCCCAACCTTGCCAAATTAAATTTTTATTTTTAAAAACAATTTTTTCCATTGTGTTTAAACTTTTAATCAACATAAATACCCCCTAGTATTTAAATATACCAACCTCTATATTTTTTAATTGTGCTTCTGAAACTAATTTAGATACACTTTCATCTGGTTTACTTAAAAATGCAAAATAGTTAACTTGATTTAAATTTTCTTTCATCCAAATTGGAGCAACTTTATAAAATTTTATTTTTTTACCACGTGCTTTCATTCCTTTTTCTGATATATTAGAAAATTCTGAAACAAAAGAATTAACTTTTGCTGGGCCAGCAGAATAGATTATAAAATTTTTATCATCTTTGTGCATATTTGACATGGCAACTCCCATAGAGCGAATAAATACACTATAGTCATTAAAATCAGTTGTACCCTGCACTGCCACGATCATTTTTTTCCCCATCTTTTAAACTATCTAATATAAAAAGCATTTTATCTAAATCTATTTTTGGTAAATTATATATATCGACTGGCCTTGTGGTATTTTTTTGTATTTCACCATTAACAGCCTCTGCGACATAAAACTTATTGTCAGACACCCAATATGCTTTATTACCTAAAACAATAACTTTAATCATACTACTTTCTCTACGTTTTGTCAACTGTGTAGAGTTACTTTTATTTGTTAAAGAAATTGAAAAAAAATGTTTTAATAAGTTATGAACATCGCTTTGACAAAAAAAAGTTTTTGATATTCTTTTTTTTTCTTTTTTCTTTCTTATATTAATTATAGAGCAAATGACTAAGATTGTCAATAATGCTATTATTAATTCTTGCATGTTTAAAATATTCTATTTTTTATCTGCAACGGCTTTTTTATTTGTTTTTAAATTTGCAACATTTTCAAGTATGCTAATCCTATTTAACTTTATTTGTAATTGTAATAAATTAAATTCAAGATCTGTGCTTTTTTGTTTATAAAAAATAACTAATTGTTTTATTTCTTCTAAAGTTAAATCTTCCATTTTTATCCTTTTCTAAAATTAAATGGGCTATTTGCCCAAATCTTTTCTACTTGCTTTTTTTCTCTTTCTACAATTGCACGGCTCCATGAAAATCCTGCATCTCCACCCCAAGCATCCCACATAATTCTGCCATTAGAGGGGAATTCTGGACCATCATAAAACCCTTTTCCTTTTTTATCTACTTCGTGACGGGAAAAGAAAGAAAACATTCTTTTAACAGTACTAAGAGACATTGCTGATCCATTTACAATATCAGTTGCACGACCCCAACCTACAGGAGTTCCTGCACCAGTTGCCTTGCCATCTGCTTTCCATTTTAATGCACGACGAGCAGCAGCCTTCATACCAGAGGTAGGAGTGTATGTATCAGCCATTTTTCTTATCCCGTTTTTGTTGTTTAGCAACACGTTTTTCTTTAAGAGTCATTTTAGGCTCTTTTTTTGTATTAGCATTACCTTTTTGTTCTTTATTTGCCATGAGTTACCCCTGCCTTTATTTTTGGATATGGACCAAGATCTGCTTTAATTGTACCGTCTTTTCTTAGTCTAACAATTCTGCCATTTTTAATTTGTAAAGAATTAAAAGCGTTGTTTTTAAAATAAGAACCAGAAGATCTATTAGCCATTATTTTTCAAACCTTAAAGGATTAAAAGATCCATCCCAAATACTTTTTGTTGTAGATTGTGACTCTGATTTATACGTACCACCACGACGCTTATATTCTTGAACTACCCAAGAGTTAGCAACTGCAGATGGATAAACATCAAATTTATCTTTTGCTGCTTGAACAACTCTTGCATAAAGTTTAGGGTTTGAAGGAGTTGATCCACCCCTACGTGGCTTAATAAAATCTCCATAGTTAGGTTTTGCTTTTGCCATTTCATTTTCCATTTCTTCTAGTTTACCAACGGGAACGCAATTAGGAACCATACGTCCACCCTTATCTTTCATGCCACGTTGTTCATATCCAACCCAACATGCTTTTGTCATATTGTCCCATTTGTCTTCATCTTCATTATCTGAGTTGTAAGATTTACTTACCTGAACAGCATACATATTTTCCATATCAGATTGCGATGGTATTGTTGGAATACCAGTTCCATTTGATCCCATTTCTACAACCATGTCAACTGAAACAGATAGTGATTCAATTTTTATAACTTCTGACATGCGATGATAAAAAACATATGCTTGTTCTTCCCATGCGCCATCTTCTTCTTTATAGGCACGAACAATAACTGGTTTGTCATCTTCAGCATATTCCATTGAATATTCAGAACCAGGAAGACCTAGTAATCCAGGATTAGTCATAACATATTCAATACGACCAGCCATAATTCCATCATCTTCATGAACAAACATAACAAAGTCACCCTCTGCTACCATTGACTTTAACATTGGCACATCCTTGTTTTCGTTTACTGACATAAACCCTCCTAGGCTATATATAGATTATATCAGAGTTTAAAGTTTTAAAAGTCTAATAACTTCAAAAAGGTTCCAACGATCTTCTTTAGACAATTCATTAACAAGATCTTGATTTATTGCCTTTTCTGTTAACGTAATTACTGGGTCTTTAGCAAAAAAATCAAGATTTATAAAGCCTTTTTCCCACAATCTCATAATATTTGTATTTATATCATTTAAATGTTGATGATAAAGATCAGGCATTAATTTTTGTATTTTTGGAGTAAAAGCATAAAGTAATTCACCAGTTTCTTCATCTACGGCAACGGCTTCAACACCTCCATCAAGAATCAGTTTTTCAATTAATTCATCATCATATCTACTCATTTTTAATAAACTTTTCTAATTCATCTTTTGTTTTTGCACCACTTATACGATTTAATTCTTTACTATTTTCAAATAAAATAAAAGTAGGAACTGATTTAATTTCAAACTGTTTAACTAATTCTTTTTCATAGTCAACATCTATCATTTGAAAATTAAAACCTTCTCTTTTCATATCCTCAACAATTGGTCTAACTTTTTTACAAGGATTACACCACTCTGCTGTAAAATAAAATATGTTTTTCATTTTCCAGACTTTGCTCTAGCCTTTTTTAATACTTCAAAATCTTTAATTTTTGTTTCACCAAGATATCCCCAAGCATATCCATCATTAATCATTTTATCGTTTAATGATTCTGTATCACCATTTACGTATATCCAACCAAGAATTCGACCATACTTTTCTGATGAATTCATTTTTTCAGTTTTAATTACAACAGACTTAGCATCTTTAAGATGTTTTTTTAAATAATCTTTAGACTCAAGACCAAGAACCTTTTCTGCTTTATCTGTTGTTCTTGATTCTGGAGTATCAATACCAGCCAAACGAACACGAGATGAAAATAAAATATCAAATCCTAAATCAATAATAACATCAATGGTATCTCCATCAACAACATTCTTTACTTCTTTTACAAAATACTCATACATTATATTGCTCCAATTGTTTTGTTTTCTATTAGTTTTTCACGTTCATCAATAACTTCTAAAATAAAAGACATCATTTTTTTATATGATTCTGAGTTATTCATTATTTTTTCATAATGATGATTGCAAAACATTAATTCTCCAGAAGTACCTTTTACTTTAA